CTGCCCGAACGCGCCCAACTGTCCGCCCACCTGCGCCCCCGCGCCGGACAGGCCCCCGAGCCAGCCCATCTGCCGGTCGATAAGCGATGCCAACGTATCCTCGCCAAGATCGAACAGGCTGTGCTGGACGTTGCCTCCGCGAAGGCCGCCCGTCGCGCTGGCGTTCTGAAGAATCAGCTCCGTCCCGCTGTCGATCAGCGAGCTGTACATGGGGGAGCCTTTGAGCCCCGTTATCGCCGCCTGCTGCGCTTCAGGCCCCTGGAGCCCGAGCAGGCCGAGTTGCCCGCCAAGCCCTTGCTGCCCGGCCGACAGCCATGGTGCAAGGTCGGAGCGCGTCAGGTCGAACTGGCGGCGCTCCTCGGCAATACCGGCATCTGCCGCCTGCACCTGGGCATTGGCGGCCTTCTTGGAAGCCTTGGACCCGATGAGCGCGCTGCCGATGCCGGCGGCTGCGGTGATGCCTGCGGCGGCCACTACTGGCGGCATTCCGGTCTCCAATTGTAAAGGTCATAGGTCGAGCCATCGGACAGGAGCACCCCGCAGCGTTTGAAGCCGCATGTCACGGTGAGGTGGCGCACATGGTCCATCCCCCGCCCGATCCGCGCCCAGAGCTGCAACGTGCCCACGGATTCCATGTAGTCGCGGCACATCATGCCCAAGCGATAGGCGGCTTTCCCCCTGCCCGCGGGGAGAATGAATGCGTGCACCTCGTATGTCTGCGGCGCGGTCCAGGTGAAGCAGAAGCCGCCGTGGGGGCCGAGCAGGGTGTAGCATTGCTGGTCAGTGACCACGCGCGTCATGTCGATCCAGCTCTTGCCGTCGCCGCCTGCCAGCGGGCGCACTTCGGGGTGGTTGACGATCTCGTTGACCCGCTCGGCATCGAACGAACGGTGCAGGATGACCGAGTGGTACATGCCCGGGGGCATACCATGCGCGTTTTGGGGTAGTTGGATTTCTGAAGGCTATCGCGCGTAGACCCTCACCGTGCCCGCCGTGATGTTGCCGCCGCCGGTATTGGTGACGCGGATCGCGTCAATGTCCGAGGCGCTGGCGACAAAGAGGGTATTCGGCCCGACGTCGTTGTTCAGCTGTGCCGATTTGGCCGCGCCCTTCATGTTCCTGATGTGGACGATCAAGGTGCGTGCAGCCGTCGAATTTGTGCCGTGGGCGAACCCTGTGGTGTTGGACTCAACGCCCGCCGTGCTGACGTTGACGTAATCGCCGGCTGTGGCAAAGAATGTCGCGCCGCCGTCCACCGACACGCGCAGCACCCGAACGCCGGTGGTGCCATCCGTCAGCCCTCGGGCGTGAACGAGCAGTTCGTTGAAGCTGCCAAGCCCCGCAAAATCTATGTTCGCCTTTGCCCCGTCCACCGCGAAATCATAGACGCCGGTAGCGGTCTGCCCGGTGCCAGCCAGCGCCCATGCCGCCGCGCCGCTGGTCGCATCCAGATCGGTTCCGGTAATCGCCAAATTACCGGCCGGCTCGAGGAAGCCGATGTTACCCGCGCTGTCGTCCCAGAAGAGGATCTTGTCCGCATTCGGGTCGTTCAGCGCCGACAGCGACGTCAGCATCGAATCGCCCGGCTGGGCTGCATCTGCCGTCGCTTGTGCCGCAGCCGCGTCAGCGATGCCTTGGGTTGCGTCGGCCTGCGCCGCATCGGCATCCGCCTGCGCCGCATCCGCCGCGTCCTGCGCCGCCACGATGTCCGCCGGAGCCTGCTCGCGGATCGCCCGCTGCAGCTTCTCGATCTCCTTGACGGTGCGCGGGTCCTTCGCGAAGTCAGCAATCTGCTTTCGCGTCAGGAAAAAGTCGTTGTAGCGGGCATCAACCATTCAGCGGTTCCAGCTCGGCCTCGAGCCGCTGGAAACTGATCGGAGTCGATGATACGCCCCTAAACCGGAACGTGCGCCACTGGCGGAAAAAGCCGTTGCGGCGCCATGCCACCCGGAGCGACCTTTGCCCGGTGAACCCGGTGCGGTGCGCGCGTTCCTGGCTGTAGGTCAGGCCGTCATCGGTCCATGACATGAACATGCGCGGCTCGGTACCGGTCGGAGCCCGCCCGTAATGCCCGACCAGTTCCAAAGCGTGACACTGTGCCCCTTTCCCCTCGGAATAGACCATCGCCGCATCGAACAGGTAGGAGGTTGAATTTCCGAACTGGTCGGTGGTGTCCTTGTCGAGCGTCCCCAGCGCGGAGGACAGCGCATCGCCGCAATGCCAGGCGTCATAGACGTAGACGAAATTCCGGCCCCGGTAGGCGCTGGCCCCGTCCGTCCCCGAAGCCAGCTTGAACCATACTGGCACGCCCAGTTTGCGCGATGCTTCCAGCGAATAGACGAATGTCTGGTCCGGCAAATGGACGTAGAGCTTCTGCTGGCCGTCCGCGACCCGCGATTCCAGCACGATCTCGGACAGGTCCTCGGCAGTCATCGCGCCCAGGATGCGGTCGATGGTCTTGTCGGAAATGGCGACCGCCTCGCCCTGCCCGCCGTACCACACACGCGGCATCTCATCGCGCCCGCCGCCGACGAAGGCGAAGCTCTCGTTATACTCGCATTTCGCGTGGGTGCCGACGATGCCCTTGGGAATGGCGGCGCTGCGGTTGCGAAGGAACGGGAAGCCGGTGCCGCCGATATTGTCGAAAAACTCGGTCCAGTGAGCGCCAAAGACGACGAGCTCGCCGCGCACCTTCAACAGCCCCCGGTTGGTGTCCGGGTCCTCCTCCGCGCTGCCGTATTTCAGCGGGTCCACCTGCGTCGGGTCGTTCAATTCGGTGACGACGATGTGATCCTCGTCGATCGTGACGAAATAGCCGTCCATCCAGATCACGTCGAGCACGATGCCAAGGTCGGCGTCGGTGACCTGGGTGAAGGTGTCGTCCTCCTCCACGTACCAGAGCTGCTCATTGCGGCTCACCGCCAGTTTGTCGAAGCTCAGGGCCAGCGAGCCCTGCCCGACGCCGCCCACGGTCCCCAGAACGGTCACATCGCCGTTCTCGGCAACCTTGATGAGCTTGGTCCCGGAGATGCGGTAGAGCGTGTCGTTCCAGTTTATGCCGCCCCCGTCGCGGCCCTGCCCGGTAGTGGTTCCGGTGATGCCGGGCGTTGACCTGAGATACCCTTCCGAAATACCCGTTTCCTCGGCGAACGGTTCTAGGTTCAGGGGGAAGGATTTCTCGAAGTCTGGGCCGACCGCGCTGTAGACGCCTCTCAAAATCGGGATCTGCACCTCACGTCACCGGCCGGAAGAAGCGGCCCATGAGGCGATTTCCGGCTCCTACAGGCATCCGGGACGGCATCTGCACCTCAACCCGCTTCTGATAGCGGATCAGTACGTCAGCGCGCCCTGTGGCGGCCTGGCGCATTACATTGGGGGCGGGTGTCTTGCCGTAGTCGCCGGCCAGGCGGACCGCTAGGTTGGCGATCACGGGGTTGAGCATCCAGCGCTCGATTCCGGCCGCATCGGATGGCTGTGTCAGCCCTTCCGTTGCCGGCTGCCGGTAGCCGAAGTCCTCAAGGTCCTTCTGCAATTCGTCCATCATCGCATCGAGTTCGCGAAGGGCGTCGATCTGCTCCTCGGCCTCGATGTCGAAAACATAGTGGGTGATGCCGATCTTCCGGAGCGCCCGCAGCACGATGTCGCCCTTGGTGAGCGCGGTGTTCGTGCTGATGTCCGCGCCTTCGCCGATCAGGAGCGAAATCGTCTTCGACAGGATCTGCCCGGCAACCGTCGTGATCGCGTTGACGATGGTCTGTGTCGCCCCGTCCGTGCCGCCGGCGACCAGCGTGTTGGTCTCGCGCTCACTATACTGCTCGTCGCTGAACGTGACCGTGCCGCTGGACAGGGTGAAGGTGCTGGACGCGATCGTGTCCGGATAGATCTCAGACCAGTCGACGCTGCGCCTTACGGTGTCGTCGGGGTCTTTGGGGGGCCAATCCATGCGTCAGGGATAACGGGTCAGGGCAGGCGGCGCGGGTTTTCTGAAGGGGTGACGCGGATCGAATAGCGCATGTCACCGGGTCCTTGGGTTCAGGCCGAAACCTTCACGGTGCCTGCGTCATTCCACAAAGTTCCCGTGGTTCCGTCAGAGGACTGCATTCCGCTGACATTGATTTCGGAAGATGCCAAAGTTATGTTGCCCGTGGCGGCGTCAATGATAAAGGTGCCTCCTTGGAAGTTCATTCCGCCGCTGCCAACCACGTCGCCGGAAGCATCCACGGTGAATACTCCCATTATGTCGAGGCTATCAGGAAACAATGCTGGTGTGGTGAGATCATCCCCGCCGATAACGATACTGCCCTCCAGCGCCGCGAGCTTACTGCCAAGCCCATTGAATGTGCCATCAATGGCAAAACTGTCTCCTCCGACCACGATGGCCCCGGTCAGCGCCTCCAATGCGGCTGCTAATAGTACATCTGCCATGTCTATGCTCTCCACGATGATGCGGTCGCCGTTGCCATCCACCACATAATCGCCGGGCGCTGCGATCACCCATGCGAAGCCTTCGGGCGGCCCTTCCCCGCCTCCGCCACCACCGCGCGGGCCGATCCACTCGCCTAGCGTAGCCACCGCCGGCCGCACCGCCGGCCGAGTTGCAGGGCGTGGTATCACCCGCTGAACACGCCGCAGGTGCCGGAAACGCGCGTGAACCGCCAGGTCCCCGCGCCGACGATCAGCGCCATCCGGTTCCTGCCGAGCTGGTCAACCCTGAAATACAGACCGCCGTCATCCTTCAGAAGAACGTCGACCTTGGCATCGGTGTCTACACCGGGACCGGCCGCGTCCTTGATGCACACGGTCAATTCCTCGTTGGCGGCCACAACGACATCGGATGAATCCGCATTCGTCGAGTCCGTTGTCAGTACGTTGGTCGGCATCTCATCGGCCTTTCTTCGATGGCTTTGGGGTGGCTTTCTTAGCCGCCACCTTCTTAGCTGGGGCCTTCTTCACTGGTTCCTTGGCCTTCGGCTCGTGTGCAGCCTCCGGAGTTGGCGCTGGTTCAGGCGCGCCGATCGCCCTGTCCTGCCAGCCGTCAGCAACCGCTTCGGCTTCCTCCTCGGCGGTGTGGACGATCATGCGTCCCTGGCGGATGCCGTAGAACGTCTCTGGGCCGTCCTTGTGGAACAGCGTGACAGGATA